CCAGCCAAGCAATTGCTTCGGGAAGTAAAATTTTCGCTGTAGTTGCAGACGATCCTGATACGCTGTTTCAAGTAGTTTCTTGTTCTTCAGGTACAACTGTTGCTGGCATGGGCATTTCCGCCATTGGTAATAACATTGCTCTGATTCAAAACTCTGGATCTACCGTTACTGGTAACTCCGCTGTAGCAATTGATGAAGGTACGCAAGCTACTACTAATACTCTACCTATCCGCATTATTGATGTGGTAAGAGATACAGCAACTGGCGCTGACACATTTGTTGAGTTTATCGTAAAGATAAATGCAACTATGCATCAGTACAACAACTCAACTGGCGTATAAGGAGCTTAAAAAATGGCTATTTCACGTGCACAACTACTGAAAGAGTTGCTCCCAGGCTTAAACGCTTTGTTCGGTTTAGAGTACAAGCGTTACGGCGAAGAGCACAAAGAGATCTACGAAACTGAGAAATCAGAACGTAGTTTTGAAGAAGAAACCAAGCTGTCCGGCTTTTCTGCTGCACCAGTCAAAAACGAAGGTTCTGCCATCGCTTATGACAATGCACAAGAAGCTTTTACAGCACGTTATAACCACGAAACTATTGCTTTAGGTTTCTCAATCACTGAAGAAGCGATTGAAGATAACTTGTATGACAGCCTCTCTGGTCGTTATACCAAGGCTTTGGCTCGTGCTATGGCTTACACCAAGCAGGTTAAATCTGCGGCTGTATTGAACAACGGCTTTACCAACTCTGCCCAGTATTACGGCGGTGATGGTGTACCTCTGTTCTCTACTGCACATCCGTTGGTTTCTGGTGGTACTAACAGCAATCGTCCTTCCACTAACTCTGACTTGAATGAGACTTCGTTGGAAAACGCAGTTATTCAAATCGCAGCTTGGACAGACGAGCGCGGCTTGCTCATCGCAGCAATGCCCCGTAAGTTGGTCATCCCACCAGCACTTCAGTTCGTTGCAACTCGTTTACTTGAGACTAACCTCCGTGTTGGTACCACTGACAACGACATCAACGCATTGAAGAACAATGGTTCGATCCCAGAAGGTTACGCAATTAACCACTATTTGACCGACACCAATGCTTGGTTCTTATGTACTGATGTACCTAACGGAATGAAGCACTTTGAGCGTATGCCTTTGGCTAACTCAATGGACGGCGACTTCGATACTGGTAACGTACGTTACAAGTCTCGTGAGCGTTATTCGTTTGGCTGGTCTGATCCACTCGGAATGTTTGGTTCACCAGGAGCGTAATGAAAAGGGGGCCAAAAACCCCCTTTTTTGTTTTATTTGTAGTAAGATTTGTGAAACTGGGAAACCAGCTTATTAAACTGTCCCAGCAGACGCATACACGATTAATAGGCTTACTTTGTATGGAGAATTAACATGGCACGATCCACATTCCAAGGTCCAATTCGTTCATTGGGCGGCATTTATCAACAAGGTCCAGCGACTATTGTTGAAATTACAACCGACACCACATTAAGCCCAGAGGCTCATGGTGGACGTATTATCTCTATAGGTGGTTCTTTAGCGGCTGCTTTAACTTTAACTTTACCAACCATTAACGCATCTGCAAACCCAACCACTTCCGGTCCTGGTCAAGATCCAAGCACCGCCAACAATGAAGGCGTGGTGTACACCATTTGGGTTCCAACCACAATTTCTACTTCTTCCTTGAAGATTGGTACTGACGGCACAGATAAGTATGTAGGCGCTATATTGTCTATTGATACAGACACTTCTGGTGCTGCTGTAGGCTTCGTTGCTGGTGCAAGTGATGACTTTATTAACTTTAACGGTACAACTACTGGTGGAGTTGCAGGTACATTTGTACAGATCTACGCAATTGCTGCACTAAAGTATATGGTTACAGGCACAGTGTTAGGTTCTGGTACTGTTGCAACTCCGTTTGCTACTTCTTAATTAATCTGGCGGACTAGGGAAAACCCTAGTCTACTCAACATCTTAGGAGATTAATTATGGGTATGCAATATGACGTAAAACAAGCGCACTTAAACGAAAGTGGTTTCTTTGTTCTTGGACGCAACCGTGTCAAGGCTGTTTCTTTCTTTGGTGGCGGTGGAACTTTAGTGTTATTTGACACAACTTCTGCTCCTGTATCTTCTAGTGTTACTTATGCACAAAGTGGTACAACCGTAACCGTAAGTAAAACATCTCATGGTCTAGTTACAGGTGATGTAGTCGGTATCCACTTTGACTCAAATACAGGCGTATCCGCAACGGACGGCAATTATTCTATTACTAGAGTGGATGCAAATTCGTTTACTTTGACTGACATTAACTCACGCACAATCACAAGTACTGCGGCTATATATGTTAGCGGGGTTAATCGTTGGTTAATGACTTATGAAACACACGCAACAGATGAGTTCCAAAACGCTCCGCTTATTCCTGGCGAGGGTGTATTAGCAGCTAATGGGATTTATGCGTATATGAGTGCCATAGATTCAGCGCAGATTTACTATGGCTAAGACTCCTGCATGGACTCGCAAAGAGGGTAAGAACCCTGAAGGTGGCTTAAATGCCAAGGGTAGAGCTTCGTATAACGCAGCCAATCCTGGTAAACCTGGACTCAAACGTCCACAGCCAGAAGGCGGTTCAAGACGTGACTCGTTCTGTGCCCGCATGAAAGGCATGAAGCGTAAATTAACCAGCGCTAAAACCGCTAACGACCCAGATAGCCGCATCAACAAGTCTTTACGGGCTTGGAACTGCAAAGAAGGCGGGTCTGTTCGTGGTGGAGGATGTGAGATTCGTGGTAAGACTAAAGGGAAAATGTTATGAAAAAGATGCGTAAATTTGAAGATGGTGGCAGTGTTGCTGATGAAACCGGTACGTCTTTTGGGACTATAAAACGGAATACTGAAACTGGCGAGCTATACGATACAGAAGGCAGTTTTAAACCTGTTCCAAAATCAACGCCTACAGCGGAAGCTAAGCCAAAAGCAGAAGCAAAAGCGGAGCCAAAGAAAAGCGCTAAAGAAGAAATGAAAGAAGTAATTAAACCGCCTAAATTACCTAAGCTTCCTGAATCTTTTAAAGGATCTGGTGAAGGCAAAGATCGTACTAAAGCTAAAGTAGAACCAGGCATGTTTAGTTTTGGCAGAATTGCTAAAAACTTACGTGAAAGAGCTGGTATTACTAGCTACAAATCTGGTGGTTCTGTATCTTCTGCTTCTTCTCGTGCCGATGGCTGTGCAGTTAAAGGCAAGACTAAAGGGCGGATGGTCTGATGGAACAACTTTTTTTAATTGGCTGGTCTGCTCTGTTAACGGCGTTTATCGCCGTAATTGGCTTTGTTGCTAACGAAAAGAACACAAAGCTAAAAGAGCTTGAGCAGTCATTAATTAATACCAAATTGGAGGTAGCTCGTGAAAACGTTACTCAAGCAGAAATTGATAAACTTAAAGAACACGTTGACCAACGCTTTAACCGGCTTGATTCAAAAATTGACCAACTTATTCAAGGCAAAATAAATGCCTAGTACTAGCAAGAAGCAACATAATTTCATGGCGGCTGTGGCTAATAACCCTAAGTTTGCCAAAAAAGCAGGTGTGTCTTCCTCTGTAGGGAAGGAATTTTTAACTGCCGATAAAGGCAAAACTTTTAAAGAAGGTGGAACCATGAAAAAGATAGATGCAAAGAAAAATCCAGGTATGGCTAAGTTACCTACCGCTGTACGCAATAAAATGGGTTTTATGAAAGAAGGCGGCAAGGCTCATTCAGATATGGCTAAAGACAAACCAATGATGAAGAAAGTAGCAGCTAAAGCTGTTAAAGGTCACGAAAAACGTTTGCACGGCATGGCTAAAGGTGGTGGCGTTGAGATAAAGGGCAAAACCAAAGGCAAGATGATCACTATGAGATCTGGCGGTAAGGCTTGCTAAATGCCAAGTTCTCGTGTTAACCCTATTTCTCCTGCCGCCCAATTAGATTTGGGCTTTGGCAGTAGTCCTGAGCAATTGCAAAAAGGCAAGCGAGCAGATCCGGGGTATAAAGAAGTTCACGAGAAATATAATCCGCCAACAAAAGATGCTGGAGCTAAAGCGGCTGAGAACGAAGAGTTCAAAGATAAGCGCCAGCAAAGAAGTAATTTAATACAGCAGACGGAAATGGCTAAGATTAACGAGATTTTGAATAAGCCTAAAAGCGGTGCTCCAATTGGCGCTACAACGGATTTAATGGAGCGTAAAGCCAAACCTTTTAATAGAGCCAAAGGCGGATTAATTAGTGCATCATCCCGTGCTGACGGGTGTGCTATCAAAGGTAAGACTAAAGGACGCATGATATGAGAGCTAGTCGAGGCATGGGCAATATAAACCCCTCTAAGATGCCGGGCAAGAAAGTCATTCATCGTAAGGACAACCCTAACGATGTGGAGATGTACGCCAAGGGCGGTAAGGTTGGTAAAAGCGTTACTACCACTAAAGGTGGTACAGCTTCCGCTATAGCTAAAAAATTACTACAGAAGCCCGGATCGTTAACTGCGGCTGATACGTTTAAAGAAGGTGGTAAAACCAAATCCAAAGTAAACGAAGCTGGCAACTACACTAAGCCTGAGTTACGTAAACGGATCTTTAACAGTATCAAAGCCGCTGCGGTGCAAGGCACTGGTGCTGGTCAATGGTCAGCCCGCAAAGCACAGCTCATGGCTAAACGCTACAAAGCAGCAGGCGGAGGCTACAAGTGAAATGGTCAGACAAACGCAAAAAGTCGATCAATTGCGACAGCCCAAAGGGGTTCTCGGAGAAGGCTCATTGCGCCAGCAAAAAGAAAATGGCTGGGGGTGGCTTAGCAAAATCACAGCAATCTTTAAAGGCTTGGGGCGACCAAGAGTGGACAACCAAGTCAGGGAAGAAGTCGTCCGAGACGGGCGAGAGGTACCTGCCCAAGAAAGCAATCGAAGCGTTAAGCCCACAAGAGTACGCAGCAACAACACGAGCAAAGCGGGCGGGAAAAGCACAGGGAAAACAGTTCGTGCCCCAGCCCAAAGGAATAAAAGCAAAAGTAAAACCGTACAGAAAGGTTAGCTAAAAGATGACCGTAGTCGCCAATGCAACATTTAATCTTGATCTCTCGGAGATGGTCGAAGAAGCGTTTGAGCGCTGTGGCTCAGAGCTTCGTTCTGGTTATGATTTGCGTACAGCCCGTCGTTCTTTGAATCTGTTGTTTGCTGATTGGGCAAACCGAGGCATTAACTTATGGACGATTGAGCAGGGGCAGATTCCGTTAGTTCAAGGTACAAGTGTTTATGCCTTACCACTTGATACTGTAGATTTGATTGAGCACGTTATTCGTACAAACCCTGGGGTGCAGAACACTCAAGCAGACCTAACAATCTCACGCATCTCAGTATCTACATACGCAACAATCCCCAACAAGTTGCAGCAAGCTCGCCCTATTCAAGTATGGGTAAACCGGCAGTCTGGAGAAACTTACGCAGGTACAAGTAGTTCTACCCCACCAGCAGGCGTTAATGCTCCCCAGATTGTTATCTGGCCTACCCCAGACCAAGGCACTGCCCTAGACCCCTATTACACGTTTGTTTACTGGCGACTGCGCCGTATTCATGACGCAGGCAACGGCGTTAATACAATGGACATCCCGTTTCGTTTTTTGCCCTGTTTGATTGCCGGTCTGGCTTATTACATGGCGTTGAAGATTCCGGGTGCGGATATACGTCTGCCGGTCCTAAAACAGCAGTATGACGAGGCTTGGGAGCTTGCGGCTACAGAAGACAGAGATAAGTCGCCTGACCGCTTTGTGCCACGCCGTATGTACATTACCTAGAGCTAACCATGCCAAACACCTTTGCATCTGGTAAACGGGCTATATCGCAATGCGACCGCTGTAACTTTAGGTTTCAGTTAAAAGAGCTACGCATTGAGATTATCAAGACCAAGCCATATCAGCTATACGTATGTAAGGCATGTTGGGATCCTGACCATCCACAACTACAACTTGGTATGTATCCTGTTGAAGATCCGCAAGCATTACGGAACCCAAGACCGGATAATACGTACTATCAGGGTGGATATACGGGCTTGCAGTTAAATCAAAATGCAGGTTCAACGCTTACCGGGTTTGGAGACCCTACAGGCGGTAGCAGAGTGTTTCAGTGGGGCTGGGCACCCGTGGGCGGAGCAAGCGGTTTTGATACCCCATTAACGCCAAATTACTTGCTTTCACAAGGGCAAGTGGGTAATGTAACGGTAACGACAACATAGGAGAAAGACATGTTTAAAAAAGGCGCAGACGGTGTAACTAAAAAAGGTAAAACCAAGGGTACAAACCTAGGTGATACAGGACCAAGCGTTGGCATCCAAAAGGGTGGCAAAGGTGGTGCGGGCGGTAAAACTAACGAGCAAATGCTAAAAATGGGTCGTAATATGGCTAAAATAGCTAACCAAGGAATGATGCGCAAAAGCGCAGGAAGAGGGCGTTAATCATGCCTAAATACTCAATGAAACGTGACGGTAAAGAAGTAGGTCCAGCGTCTGTGTATGCTGAGCC